GAATGATGCCTTCATTCCTTGCAAGTCTGTACCAGAATAAGTTGTGTGCCAGACAACTCCAATTTTTGCAGAGTTTATCTTTTTACCAATATCTGATGTTGGATCTACAGCATATACAATTGTATTTGGTTGAAATGTAATATATGACTTGCCGTCAATATTTTCGTTAGATTTATCTTCTGATGTAAACATCAAGTCACCTTGAAGTACATCTTTAATACCCAACTTGGAAAACTCTGCAAGTGCAATTTTAAACTTAGAATTTAATGAACCAGATAAACCATCTGCATCAATTTCAGCATTTGTCTTATAGAGTTTTGGAGTTGCATTAAATACAGACTTCTTTGCAACAAAGAACTTACCATCTGCTGGATCAATACCAGCAAAGATTGCAGGAGCGCCATCCCACTTAACAGTCATGTTTACTGATGAACGTGATTCACCAGCAAGCATATCTCTTAGAGAGCGAACAAAATTGATAGCAGCACGACCACCATCAACACCGAAATTTAAAATTTCGTCTTCAATATGTTCTAAGTGTAAGTTTTTCCCACCCTTATCTTCAGTGAGATAACTAGAAAAGTTAAGCATTTAACACAGTTTCCATTCATACAAAGTTATTATTACTATTTATAATAACACAAACATTCAACTATGTCAATATGTATCTTTACCTTCTTCCAAGTGAATAAGATTGCCCTTCATAAATGGGGGAAGTTTATCATCACCAAATGGTTTTACTCTTTTTATTTGTTCTGACAACATTTCTGCATCACGTTTATTATTAAAGGTGCGAACAATTTCGTTGCTTGGAAACTCAACAACTTGCCACTCATTACCATTTTGATTTACAAAATAGTCTACCTTTTTATTATACTTTGATATCCGTAAATTTCTCATAGTCTTTATTCTTTCCAAGACTACTTCCGAAAGTTGTTTTATCAAATGCTGGAGTATCATTTTCCTGTCCACTGTCCACGATGTCATTTTGGGCTTCCTGTTCACAATCATATAATTTCATTCTAGCTCTGTCAATACCTATTACAAATCTCTTATTTGTGCCAGGATCATTATATCGGTTCTTTAACTGTTTCACCATTATCTGGTTTAATTCTTCTAACTCTTCAGTTGTGATAAGCGCAAACATGAGGTCAGCCGTAGCAGGTAGACCAAAACTTTCTGATGTATCTTCCAAACCCACATCTGAGTTTGCGTACCCACCTCTAGTTGTTTGTGTTGCCGACATAATCGGTACATTATTTTCAACTGCAAGACCCCTAAGTTCTTCTGCAATCGCTTTGATATAAAAATATGATCCAACATTTGCATTTCCTTTGAATCTTGATGAAGAACAGATATTTAGGTAATCAATAAAAATAATGTCAGGACGAAATGATTTCTTTAGTGACAGTTCCTTCAACAATGCACGAAAGTGTCCTGTATGTGCAGACGCTGTTGGATACTCCTTGATAATTAACTTTCCATTAGTCTTTGTTTGTATTTTAGATAAACGGTCAGTAAACATTTTCTTAGGTAACTCATGCAAGTCATCCATTGTGATGTTCATTAGGTTTGCATCAATACGTTCTGCAATCCTTTCTTCTGCCATTTCCAATGTTATGTAAAGAACATTCTTACCTTGCATCAAAGTGGATGCGGCCATGTGACACATGAATAGGGATTTACCTACACCAGTACCAGCTAGGGCGATGTTCAAAGTCTTTTGAGGTATTCCCCCCTTTGTGATTCGATTAAAATAATCTAAATCAAATTCTAGTTTCTCTTCTTTCTTATGGTAGAACTCATATCGGTTCTCACCATCTTCTACATAGTCGTGTCCAACATTATTGTCAAACCCAACTGCAAGGGCTTCTGATAATATAGAAGGTATTGCTTCAGCGGTATGTTCCTTATCTTTGCCTTCGATAATTTGAATACCGTTTAATATTGCATTATGGACTGCTCTGTCTTTACACCACTTTTCTGTGGTATCGACAAGCCAATTCATATCTACATCTGCTTGAGATAATGTTTCAACAATAGTAAGAACAGACTTAAAGTCTTCATCACTCAAGTCCTTACGATGATCTAGTTCAATTGATAGAGTTTCATTTGTAGGTTGACTACCATATTTCTCCATAAACTTTGTGATTTCTTCAAATACAACTCTTTCTCTTCTATCTGAGAAATATTCTGGTTTTATGAATGGTAGAACTTTGCGAGCATATGGCTCGTTCCAAACCAAATTACTAAGAGTAGTTCTTTCAATTGTCTGTGTTGACATACTGCATTGTATCCTTCGTTGATAGCTGTTCTTCTATAATATACACTAAGATATCTCCAATTAGATTTTTGAAGTTTTCATCTTTATACAAATCTTCTTTAGGTATATCATTAGATACTAACACATCATAATCAAATTGTAAAGAAACTTCTTCATTTTTTTCATTCTCATTGACCTCTACCTTTCCATACTTATAAATTACGTCTGGATAATCTGTAACGCCAGACAATCTAAGAGCAGTCCATTCTTTAGATTTATCTGTACAATAAACAAATGCCCTAGAAATGTCAACTTTATTAAGTTTCTTCTTCAACTTCTTCTGCCCCCACTTCTTCTGATCGTTGCCCATACTTAAACTCTTTACCAGCAACCACATCTAACTGAGCCATCACTTCTTCAGTAAAGAATTTTTCTGGTTGATTATTAATAGTTTTACCAAATGTCTTTGTGCCGTCAGGCAATTCGATACGAGTTGATACCGATTTAAAGATGCCATATTTTAGTGCAAGTTCAAGTAGTCCATAGTATCTATCAAGTCCACGTTCATACATTAGACGAACATCAACCATCTTATTTTCAATAGTCAAACGTGACTTAGCATTCTTACAGTGAACAATATTACCAACAACTTCTGTGCCATCCTTTTCTTTCTTCTTTGAAAGATAAACAATAGACGAAGCGGCATACTTCAGTCCAGAACCACCACCCATTTCTTTTGTTGGGAACATAGAACCCACAACGTCATAGGTATGGTTTGTGACAACCATAGGAACTTTTGCTTTACCAAGTTTCAAAGTCAACACTCTGAATGCAGCTTTTAGAACTTGTGCTCGTGTCATATCTCGTGTCTCTTTACCATCGGCAGTATCTTCTACCTCTTTCGTAGTAGACAACATACCCAATGAATCTAAACACAACATCATAGGTTTTCTATCAGCTTCATTCTGAGTCATAAATGCGTCAAGCACTTTAATCGCTTGAGTTCTAAACTCTTGCACAGTTGTTACTGGTAGGATTACCATTCGTGATGGGTCAATACCTCTATCAATAACCATCTGTTTTGTGATTGCAGATTCAGACTCAAAATACAACACACCAGCATCTGGGTTTGCATCAAGGAACGACTTTACCATACCCATCACAAAGAATGTTTTACCTGTTGCAGATTCACCAGCAACAGCAGTAATTTTATTTGCGGCCAGTCCACCGTAAATAGAACCACTCAATAGTGCGTTGAAAATGTAAGAACCAGTATCAATAAAGGAATCTACATCTCCTGCCTCTACACCATCTGCAACTAATGCTGCATACTCATTGCCTGCCGTTTTGGCAATATCTTTTAGAAAATCCATCAAATATCTCCTTCACTTCTGTTGTTAGAACGAAATGACTCAAAACCATCTGGGTATCTCGCCTCCAACTTTTCAATATTCATATAAACAACTTCTTCTATACTACTATCTAGTGCGATACAAGCTTGAGAAATATACCACATGATATCACCTAGTTCACGTTTCATATGATACACTGTATGCTCATCCATAGGTTTACCTTGGAACACACACTTCTTTACAATCTCAGTAAACTCGCCGCCCTCTGCACAAATACCTAGTGCAGCAGTAATTAGTCGCTCCGGCGGAACGCCCTGTTCATCAATAATATCAAGAGATTCAGTAAATGCTTCTGAATCTTTAGATGCATCAGATGTAACCTCATCTACGAATCGAGTATAGTCTAATAGAAAATCGTCAGTCATTATACCAAACCCCCCTTTGGAACTGCAATACCACTCGTTTGCTGTGTCCAACCAGCGGCAAGTTCTTTTGCAGTTTCTACCATATACATCACTGAAGATTTATTAAAATCGAAATCGCCATCTGGGGATACACCAGACATGGACACACCATCAACCAAACCAATTCCATTTTGTGTAGCTTGCAAGAGTCTTGGGCGATACAATGTAATTGTCATCATATCTTCTTTAGTAAATCTACCAATAATTTCAGCTCCATTATGCATAATAATGGTGACTATTTTGTTCTTTTCCATATCTATTCTTTCCACTTATATGTTGGGTTAGGACTATTTGTATCGTAGATGTTGGGATGATTCATTAAGGCTCTACGATAGGGAGTCCATTTAATACCCCTTCCCCAACCTAGTTTATCAATTAGTTCTGCTTTAGAGACACTTCCACTGTTCTTTATCCACTGAACTACATCTTTTAACTTATCACTATTATCACTCATTTTATGGGTTTTGTCAAGAAGTTTATCCATATAATCTGACATTTCTATCATCTTATCTTTATAGATAAGTTTCTCTCGCATCCAATCTAGAGCTCGTTCTGCCTGTTCATTTCTGAACTGTGGGTCATCTAGGTATGTATTCATCAACATAAGTGCTTCATGGTCATCCTTGAAGAAGTCGCCTGTCTCCATCAGTTCATGGTAGTATGTATCATCATACATGATATAAGGAACACCATTCATCATACCATCAGTTGTAGCAACACTCCAACCACCGTATGTTTGTTTTGGTGAAAATCCCATATAGCATTTATGTAGTTCTTTATAATACCACTCTTTATTTCCCTTTGTTGTCACAACATAATCACGGTTAGGTTTTTCAAGTAGAGGTATCCATACTTTAAAATCTTGTCTGATTTCCCATAACTTATCACACACAGCAATAAATTCTTTGAAGTGTTTATAAGTATCTGGTCTATGATTGAATACAATAATCTTTTCTGGTGTTTCATTAATGTTGTCAAGTACGTCTTTTGCATCTACACCCAAATGTTGTACAGTCAAAATATCATCCAACTTAGAAATCGTAGCATCATTGAATGTTTCTTTTGCTTGATTCAGTACTAAGTTCTTTTGTGCCTGTGTATTAAGATAACATCTATCATATTCTAGAAGCCCAGTGATGTTCTGTTTAAAACTATCAAGCGACCATGCAACAACTTCCTTCACATCGAACCAGTGAGAGTACCCGAAAAATTGTGGGGTGTGGTGTGTAACATTGTACATGACATTCTTTAGAGCATGAGTATGTTCTGGTAAATGTGTCATTACCAAATCAAAGTCCATATCTCTACTGAGTAGTTTTTGTATTTCTGGTACAACAAAATGCGAGCGCATTGTTGGGGGGTATGTGGGATAGTCAATAAACCACTGTGTCACATTATCAAAATCTAATGATGGAACAGGGCATGGTAGAATCAAATAAAACCACAAGTCATCTCGTAGTTGATTCAATAACGTAATCTGTTTCTTAATGACTTGGATATAACTATCCTTCTCCAAGTCTTTTTGGAATGTGATATTAGGATACACCAGAACACGAACTGTATTCTGGTGTACTTCTTCTTTTTCTAAATCAAATAGGTTCATGCTGCTTTATCTAAGTCCACAGGATCTAACAGAATCTTCCCACCATCGTCAGTCTGAATAAGTCCTGTCATATTGTTTTCCAAATCTGGAGTCCTCATTAACACTAACTTATTAACATTGTGGATGGATGAAAGAGCAGGAAGTGCAGCATAAAGAGACACAGGACGATTCTTAGGATTAGCACTACCAAAGAAAGCATAACTTACCTTTGCTAAGGTTGCATCCCAAAAATCACGAAACTTATTAATCTTATCGTAATAGTTCTGTTCAAGATCAAATCCTGTTAAAGTACCAGTATGGATAACGACACGAATATCATAATCTGGATTATCAGCAGCATACTTTGCAGCTGCAATCAAAGACTTTTCACCAGTTTCAGCAGATAAACAAATGTACTTAATACCACGCTTACCATTGACCCCACCAATGTTAACAATCTTGTTATCAATCATCCACTGCTTTGCAATACCAGGCGAACTCCAAGACTTTACTACATAGTTTGGATTACCAGTATTCAGAATACGATAAACCAACTGTTCACGTTTAGTAGGAGTAAAACATCCCTTACCACAAACTAAATCTACACGAGCACGAATTGCAGTGATATCTTCAATCTCACGGCCTGGAATATTCTTCAATGTAACCCACCCCTTATCAATTGCAAGAGAAACCTCACGAAAGACATCTTCAAGCTGTAAATCACCAGAGGGATCAGAATAAGAATTTGATAACAAACCAAATGCAGAACAATCATTCTCTACATCATCATCAGAAGCACCATCTACAGCTTCATAAATGATAGCAATAATATTAGTAAAGTCATGATTCTTTGCAAGGATTTCATAACGAGTACGACCATTGAGTGGCACCAACTCTCCATTCTTCTTACGAAATAAACAAATTGCTGGATTAGTTAACTTAAAACCAAAACTTGCAATATCACGGGCAATCTCCTTAATCTTTGGATTCTTACCACCATTACGAGCAGTCTGTTCAGTCATAATTGCCCACCAGTTTACATCATTGATGTCTACAAGTGCAGAAGAATTTGCAAGTTTTAATGACGGAAGAAGTTCTTCACCAAACAACCAAGGATAGGCTTCTGGTACAATTAACTTCTTATAAGTTTCTAAATTTTCGTCAGTGAAATTATTAGTAGAGTTTACATCAACAATGATGTTCATTGGACTAGTCATTTTTTTTCTCCTTTCAAAGAGAAGTATTATTCTTCTTTTTACAGAAGAATTGATGAGAACCATTTCTCATTCTTTATATAGTATACTATAAATTAGTATATGTCAATACCTTTTATCGAATAATGTCAATTTTATTCATAGTATCTTGATTCCAGACTTCTAGTTCTGTACGAACCTTGCCTTCTGCAATCATCTTGTTATATCGTTTAGTGGCATTCTTTTTCCACCATGTAACGATATTATCAAGTTCAAATCTATCATAGTTTTCTGCTTTTGTCAATACCTTTTCTTTACCAAGTAAAACTTCTTTTGCATTAGAGTATCCATACTCACCCATGTAGAATCTTTTCTGAGTTGTTACCCCACCAGCTTTTTCCATAGCAACAGTAAACAATTCATATGCTTTTGTATCATGCTCTTTCAAACTTGCTTTGATAACACCAACAATCTTTGTCTGCATTTTTAGTTTGCGAGATGAAGCACCTTTATGTATTAAGTCTTCACCACCATTCTTTTCAGTAAACCAATCACGCATCTCAAAATAAATTTCTTCTCCAAGTGTTAATAGAAACTTAGATTGAGTATCGCCTTTGTATCTTAGATATGGACGCATCCCATCATACATAGAAGCTCCTTTTAGATTTCCATATAAACTCGTTGTCTCAAATAAACAGAACTCAGTGTCATACTTTGTGTCTAGCATTCTACGAACTGCATGAGAGTTACAGATTGCAGCCATCAGTTTACCACCAAGATAGTTGTATCCAAATGGTTGCACAGGAACAATGTTGAATCCCATGATAGCACGTTTGTTGAAGATAGGCAAATCTGGAACACCACCCAAATAATCATTACGAGGTTTAGAATTGATTAGTGGTGAACCTAGTTTGATAAATCCCACCACAGTATTTGTAGTTGTTTCCTTAACAACTAGTTTCATCTCTTTGCCCGGCGCATTATCTGGGGAAAATGATGCAACCTTCTCCAACATAGTGTCAAAGGTTTGTGATGGAACTTGTACAATAGAAAAGTTCATATCTTCTGGATGCATATCATAAGACTGAAACATATCATCTTCCAATCCAAAGCCAGGCAATGGAGCAGGAATATTCTTTACACGTTCAATCTTTCTAGCACGAAAGTAATCGTCAATCCTTTCAAAGTCTTTGAAGTAGTTCATCAACTTTGTAGCGGCATATATCGCATCATCTCGTTCTAGTATCATCCAAAAAAATCCTCAAGTGTTGTTTGTGTTCCATAAGAGCGGTCAATCTTCCAACCAATCTGATTACAGATAAATGTTAGAGGTTCAACAAATGCTTTATCGAACTGCATATCATAATCCAAATACTTGTGAATGTCAAGTTCTTTTGGTAATTTAGTAATAAAAGAAATAACATTTGATTGCATAGGATTTGGTGTTCTCATATTAAGAAACTTAATCTTCTCTCCCTCTTGAATAAGAGGGTACTTGCCAGAAAGTTTTTGTTTCTTAACAAAGTGATTATATAGGATAGCCCCTTTACAGTGCATGGGCGTTCCAGATTGAAAGATGTTAGAACCACTACTCCACTTTGCAATACCATTCACAGAACGAGGAAACGCAATCTCTTCTGGAGGCAGTTTCATAAACTCTTCACGAAACTCTTGAATGAAGTTGTTTACATCTTTCTCTGTTCCAGACATGATAACCTTCAGTGCTTCTTTAATCTTGTCACGACACGGTGCAGGCGTACTAGACTTCACCGCCTCAATTCCCATAATCTTGAGTTGTGGTTCATGGTAACGAACACCTTCTACATCCCAAGCATTAAGAATGTATCTTTTCTTTGCAGTCCAGATACCCTTGTCAGCAATCACTTCTCGTGCCATTTGCATCTTTTGGTCGTATGCATTTACATACGAAGCAAGATCTTGATAACTCTTATCAATAAAAGGTTCAATTTTCTCTTTAGCAATTCTATCAAGGAAGTCAACGGCCCTGCTGCGATAGCTATCCTCCGACTCATCTGTTCTCTTTTTAAGCACCTTATCAATAAGTTTGTCAAACCCAATGTATACTGAATCCGTATCTGACGCAATAACATAATCTTTACCCTCACTATTTAGCAGTTTGTTTAAGTATCCATTTAATGCATTTTCAATCCACCGAATAGATAACTGTCCAGAAGTTGTAATGCCTTCTGCAATCCTTAAATCATAATACCGAAACCACTCATTACCAATCGCACCATAAGCAGAGTTCAAAGAAATCTTTCGTGCCATCTGAATGTTATGATAACGAGATACATCATTTAAGTACTTGGGGTCTTTTGTATCCTCATACTTTTGTTTTGCGTCAAGCATCTTCTTCTTGTAGATAGTACGATCATTGTACATTTCTTGCATCATCTCAGGCAAGAATCCTTGCGTCTTGGTTCTAAACAATGCACCATTTGGTGTACAAGTTACACTTGCAGCCTTTAGTGGAGAAAGGTCGTGTTGTTTTTGTAACAACTCATTGACAGATTTATCTTTGTCAAATCCCATAGTTTTAGGAAGCAAAGTTTCTGGTGAAATATTATATTGCATAATCAAGTGTGGATACAGAGAATTCAAGTCAAAAGACATAACCCATTTATGTTGCCCAACTTGTGGATCTTTAACATAAGCACCAATATACTTGTCACCCTTACTTTCCGATTTAGTTTTAGATGGAATAATAATCTTGCGTTTTAACAAATGATTATAGATTAGAACATCCCAATATTTAACAGAGGTAAATGCATCAGACATATTAACCTTTGCCTCATACGTCATAGTAAGAAGCAAGTCGATAAGTTTCATCTTCTCATCAATCCTATCTACCAATTCAACGTCAAGAATATTATAATCAATAAATGATTGATAGTCTTTTGTGTACCAATCACGAAATGTTTCATATGGATTCTCATCTTTACGCTGGCCAAGTTCAACAAATGCAATATGATCTAGACGATAAGATTCTTGATTTGAGTATGTGAACTTTTTATAGAGTTGTAGATAATCTAGGTTGTTTATACCCATAATCTCATAAACTTGATCCTTACGTCCAAATCCAGAGTTGACCATCTTAGCACTTACAATCCCCCAAGGCGAAAGACGTTTCATAGCTTCCTCACCCATTTGAGAGTTGATACGGTTACAGATATAAGGCAAATCAAAGAACTCAGTATTCCAACCAGTAATGATATCTGGATGATCGCTTTCCCACCAAGCAAGAAACTGTGCTAGAAGTTCACGTTCAGTTTGACACTGAATGTATTGAACATCTTCTCTTGTGTTTTTGTAATCATGTAATCCCCAAACTGTGATTGTGTTTTTTTGATGATCCTTAACAGTGATTGACAGCATTGGTTCTGCTGCTTGATCAGCATTAGGAAAACCATTTTCACACTCAACCTCAATATCAATTGTGATAATTTTTAGTTGTTTGGAATCAAAAATGATTTGTTCTGGATAGGTTTCTGAAAGATAAGTGTAAGGAAATTGTGTCATGCCGCACACTAGGTACGTCTGATTCTCATATTGAGATGCGAATTCTTTTGCTTCTTTGATAGTGAGGAATTTCATTGGGGCAACATTATTGCCTTCCAATGTTTTCCAACCTGTTTCTTTTTGAACAGGCACATAGAGAGTGGGTTCGTATTTAACTTTGTAGTTACACGAACCCCAT